GATTCCATTTGGAACTGTTGTAGTTGTACTTGTTCAGGTGTTGGAGGAGCAGTACCCTGCATTTTTCTTATCCTATCAGCAACATCTGCTTTACGTGACAAGTGTGAGTACTCTACTATCATATCGTCCGGTATTGGCACTCCAACTTGACGTAAAGATATAGCTTCGGCAAATTGCATCTCATCAAAGTTATCTCTAGCAGGTGCATTTGATACTATTACGTCGTACTCTCCTAATTGTAAATCATTAATAACTTGCCCTTCTGGAGTCATTTGATTTACTCTTAGTTGTGTTCTTGGTTTATACGGGTCAGATTCGTCAGTTATTTGTATAACACGTTCTTCTGTGTAATACCCCTGTATTAAATCAAGTATAGATTCTGCTAAATACTGTCTAGACTTAGCTAAATTAGTAAGAGGTACTTGTAAAAGCATAGATCCTCTGTTTTGTTTAGCTTGTATAGCTACTCCAGACACTTCTGCGCTGTCTTGACCCAACATAGCATCAGTAATACCACTTATTTGTTTAATATTTGCCGCAGCTTTTTGTCCCAACCTATCTAATCCAGTAGGTATTTGATTTGGCGGTATTTTAGCTGGGGGCGTAGAACCACGATTAAACTCTAATACTAATCCAGTTTCTGCTCCATGTTCTTCTAGATCATCTGCAGTCATACCAGAAAGAGAACCGTTTTCTACAATCCAACCGCTGTTTGCAGTTGTGTTTACTATATGGAGTTCTTGAGAAGTAATTTTGTTAAGTTGTTCTTGTGGGGATAATAAGTTTCGTACCATACCGAATGGTTTACCGCGCCTAAAGTACGGGAAGTAAGGCACGATTGTAAAATGCTTGTAAGGAGACCAGTCATCAAATAATACAACTGTGTCAGCTGTTACAGTCCAACGTACTTTCCTAACTGTCTTAGTTAAAATATCTAACCCATACTGATCAGCAAAATTTTCTCTTTTCTTCTTAGTCCAGTTTTGCGGCACATCTCGCATGTCGCCTGTTACTGGGTCTAGATAATACATGCATTCTTTAAGTCTGTAGTATTGTCTTTCTATAACCCTTATTGACCTGAGCATTCGTGCATTTTCAGGATCCCCAGGATATTGTTGTCCGTAGTTATACTCGTCGGTGTCTCCGTACCTTTCTTCTTCGAACTCCATAGAATCTGCGCCCAAAGTTGTACCTGTCTCTGCAAGCATTCTTAATTTATCTGCTTGGTCTTGCCCATAGGTTTCTTCGATCTCTTCGATACTCATCCACTTAGTTTCGAATATTTCATTCCAAGTTCTTGGATCGTAATGTTTTGCGTCTGGATCTATAAGAATATCTAATGGGTCTTTTGCTTCTATCCTAACTTCCCCTTGGATGTGATCAGAAAAATCTATTCGCACATCAAAGTAACCTCTGTCTTGAATCAACCCATCAGAAAATACTTGGTTCTCTACCCACTCTAATTTATTGTTGTCCGCTATCTGTTGGTAAACTTTTGTTAGAACATCAGCAACATCTTGATTGCCACCGCCCCTAGGTTTAAATGTAATGTCTGCTTTTTTCGTGCTTTGTTCTCCGAGCACGGCATTGATTGTAGGAAGAATGGTATTTATAGTAAGAGCGGGTCTGCCTTGATCATCAAGTTCTTGCATATCGAACTCATCCCATTGATCACCGCGATAATACATATCGCATTTTTTTGCCATCTGTACATACTCTTCGTGGCCATTGTCTCGCGCACGTGTGTATGAGTTCCACTGAGTTTTTGCTAGCGTAAGTTCTTCTCCTTTACCTAACTTCTTTTTAGTTTTATTTCTATATGCCATACTATGCGCTCATTGCGGACTTTTTCTTCGGTCCTTTTGCTATATATCTTAACCTATCGCGCCACGAAGGTATATGCTCTGGCGCTTCATAAAAAGTTGCGTACTCAGTCATCATTAAACCAACCCAAGCCAAGGCATCAACTTGGTCGTCGTGCACGCCGTTAGGAAAACGTAAAAGCTCAGCCACGAGTGGGCCCGTCCAAACTGCACTCTCTGGAAAAAAGACTCTTCCTTGTTGCATTCTACCTTGGATAGCTCTAGCTCTTGCCTCTTTGTCACGTCTACCTACTTTTAAATCTTTAAAATATGCAGAATGTAAATTACGTTCCGCCACACGTTTCGATAAGAAAGGCCCGATTGCCATTTCTATATGTCCCTTCTCTATACCAATAACTCCTGGTCGCCACTGCTCATAAAAATCTAGAATTTTTTCGACTAACTCAAAACCGTCATACCTGCCGCGGATAACATCGACCACGAACATATTGTCGTACTCGTCAATCCCAACAGTCATACCTACTGAGTAGTCATTCCGATCTCTTTGACCAATAGCCAAATCCCAAGCGGTATAATATCGAAGTCTATCATAATCTAAGTCGGCTGGCTCATAATATTGAATCATGTCCCGAGTAAAATAATCTCCTTCATCTGACACGGGGTTTTGTTGGTACAAAGCTGTCCAGTCTCTAGGCCCGATTGCTTTTTGTATTTTCTCTAAAGATTCTATGGTGTAACGTTCGGGATGCAACGGATCGCCTTCTTTTCTAAACTCTTCGTCTTCTTCAGCTAACGCAGGGTACTTAACAACTTCCCAATCATCAGCGCCGTTCTCACTGGCCATTAATAGTCTGCCCGCTAAATCATCGTCGTGCCATCTAGTTAAAATAACTAATATCCCTCCACCTGGCGCTAGACGAGTATAAGCTGTTGAGGTATACCAGTCCCAGGTCGCTTCGCGGTTGTTCTCAGATTCTGCGTCCTCTCTGTTTTTTATCGGGTCATCGATTAATAATATGTGCGCACCTTTACCGGTGATACCACCGCCGACACCAGCTGCAACATATCCACCGCCCTGAGTCGTCTGCCAAGATTCTACTGACTGAGAATCTTTGTCTAGTCTTGTATCTTCAAATACTTTTTTATAGCTCGGCTCTCTTAGGACTTGTCGAACTTTTCTTGAAAAGCTCATAGCCAAAGATCCAGAGTAGGAACAACTTATAAACTCATGTTCGGGGTTACGCCCAAGATGCCAAGCAGGAAAAGCGATACTAGCTAACGTTGATTTGCCATGCCTCGGGGGCATGAACAACATCAGTCGGGGGGATTCTTTATTAGCTACATCTTGACTAAACTTTTCTAACCTTTTACAGATATCTTTGTGTACCCAACCTGCTTGGTAGTCTGGATTAAACTTTTCTACAAAAGGCAACATGCGTTTTCGTGCTAGTATTCTCTTCGCGAGCTCCTGCTCGGCCCGTAACTGTGCTGTCTGCGCTGCTTTTTGTTCTTTGTTTTGTTTTTTAGGTTGGGGAAGCTGTTCTGCCTCGTCGGCAGCACAATACACGCATAAACCTTTAGGTAATACGAGATTTTCTGCTAAAAGCTTCTTACACTTATAGCATTCTAGCTTCTGAAGGTCTGTCACGCCTAATAACGGTAAGTTTTCTTCTTCTTAGTAGCTTTTTTCTTCTTCATAGCCGGTTTTTTAGCTTTTTTTACCGACTTTCTAGGGTATCCTTTGCCATATCCCATTATTTTTTCTCCTTTCTTAACACTTCCAACGTCTTCTAGCCTGTCTTAGCCTAGAATTTGGGTTTTTAGCTGCTTTTGGGAACTTTTTCATCTGTCCTGCGCTTCTTGCACAATAAGATTTACGTCTTTTAGCTGCTTTTGACCCCTTTTTAACTTTTCCTGTTACCGCTGTCTTAAGTTTAGAGCCTGGATTCATTCTTCTGTAGGCTTTTACACCTGCTTTAGTCATTCCAGCACCTTTTTTAGTTGCTCTAAAGTTCCTTTTATTCCTAGCGGGCATTTTACTTCTTTTTCTTGGCACGAGTTCTCCTTCTTGTAGTAGGTTTTCTTTTCCTAACTATGGTTTTCACATTACGAGGTTTCCCGCCTGGATTACCCGCCGCTCTTTTTCTCTTAACTGCGCTACGTTTTTGTGCTGCAGTCATGGTCCGAGCTTTTGATCTGGGAACGCATTTTGGATATTTACGTTTACTTTTACCTTTAGCGGACTTTCTACCGCAAGCTTGGTATTTGCCTTTTTTCTTTGGGGCACCTATATCTACCCAATCGCCTTTTGGCCCTTTGCCAAACCACGCGGTTAAGCCGCCGGTAGGCTTAGCCATTATCTATACCCACCGCCACGTTTTTTATAGGTTCTCACTAACCAACCATTGGCATAGGCTGAAGGATATACTTTAAATTTTCTTTTAGCTTCTGCTTTAACTCTTGCGTATAAAGCTTTGTTGGTAGGTGTTGCGCCTTTTCTCTTTGTGCTTTTTCGCTTAGTAGCTTTTCTTTTTACCGCCACGGTAACCTCTCTTGGTTGTGCCTTTAGATTTTTTCTTGTTAGCCATCTTCATTTTCTTTGGCTTTTGATTTATACAATGCATTATTTTTTCCCTTTTTTCTTTTTCTTTTTAATAACACCCCTAGCCATTAGAATATCGGCTTGGGTTATTTTTCCGTCTTTATTAAGGTCTGGAAAACTTTTCTTACGCTTTCTTTTTGTAGCTTTCGCTTGTTGCGCATATTTAGTCATCGTCATCTCCCTTGGGCTCTAAGTATGAAGTATCTACGCCGGCTAGTTTTAGAAGCTCGGCATCCGGCAATCGTTCTAGTTGTTGGATCTTGTCTACATTTATATTGACCTGGGTCGCTTGTTCAGGAGCGAATAACCCATGTAGTTTACATAGGGAGTCGACGACGTTTTTTTCTTCTGTGGCGGTGGCCGATTTTCGGTGGGCCTCAAGATACATGGTGGTGGCCGTGTTTCGATCGAACCTTACCTCTTCACGCATCTCTTCTCTTAGGTACCCAATTGCTTGTTCTATTTTTGGTTTTTTAAAAACCTCGTACACATGATCCATGTTACGGTAGCCTGCCGCACGTCCAGCTGCAGCTTTAGTTAGGCCCCTCAAATGAAATAAAATTAGCCTTTCTTCTTGTACAGAAAGCTCGGACAATTTAACTCCGGCGTATGGGTAATGGGACTGAAGTTCAATTCTGTCTTCTTCGGTCACTTGCATTTCTTGATTTGCTACAAGGCTCATATCGTAAGCATATCTTATTTGTAGATAACTTGTAAATTTTTGCGTGAAAATTTTTTTTGAAAAATGTTTTCTATATCGCGTTCACATTCCCCCTCCCCTCTGCCAGCGACCCACCCCCGACCCCGATTCGCTTTCGTAACTACCTTTCTGTTTTCAGCGTTTGGAACCTTGTCTCAGTTTTTTACAGCGTTAATAACGACACTCGA